GTGAGAGGGGGAAACGCACTGCTGGGAAGCAGTGTCTACCCTCGAATTAAACAATCCAAAATCAAGGAGTCATGAACCGAAGAACAAAGAAATATAAAAATAAAATCCTTACGGATTCTATTATTACGTTTCTTAACTCTGTCAGTTCAATAATGAATTGGTTAGGGAACTTTAATTCCACAAACTCAATCCGACCCGTTAAGGAATTGGTAACTTCTTTACAGCGAGTTGTTAAGACTCGCGGCCCTAAAGGCTTCATTGACTATGTCAAAGAAGTCAGAACGGCTTATCAGTTGTACCTGTCAGGTACTCCTGTTTATGTAAAGAGTATCTCTTTAACTAAGGATGGTATACCAAAGGTATTTGGGGATCTGATAAAGATAATACGTGTCAGTGACCTCGCACAACGCGCAAGCGTTGCCCGGGCGATTTTCACTGTATTATTTAGTACCAGATCTCTAAATCTTGGGAAGGAACCGGACTTCGGTCCTATTACTTCTCAAGGTAAATCAGAAGGTTATATTCGTGAGGTTTTCACACCTCACCTTAGATCCTTCTGGTCTACTCTCGATGGTAAAGATCCTAAAGTCCAGAGTACCCGTGTCTTGTGGAAGAGATTTCATATGACCTCCAAGTCTGGCCCGAATGGGCAAGCCTTGTGGACATCCCTAGCAGATCTTTACTGCCTTCCAGAATCTCTTCTGGAAGCCATTAAAGCTGTAGGGGGTGATGAAGTCTCTTCTCACATTGACGTGCTCATGCAGTTAAAGCCAGTGCTCAAACGTGTACTTCCCACGACAGGATCATGTTATCGCAAGATAACGTGGTTTCCTGACAAGGAGTACAAAGTGAGAGTTATTGCAATACTTGATTACTGGTCTCAGACCGTACTCAAGCCATTGCATCACTGGTTGTTTACCTGCTTGCGAGCCATCCCACAAGATTGTACCTTTGATCAGGGCAGCTTCTGGGACAAGATAAAAGACTCAAAAGTCTTCTATAGTATAGACCTAACGGCCGCTACTGATAGATTTCCTATTGAGTTGATTAGTCTTGTCTTGGAAGCCAAGCTCGGCAAATCTTATGTAGATTCTTGGAAGACCATTATGGTAGGTTATCCTTTCGATATCCCCAACGGTAGATTAAACTACAAAGTTGGAAACCCGATGGGAGCCTACTCATCCTGGTCGTCCTTTGCTTTAGCACATCACTTTGTGGTGTACTCATGCATAAGAGATCTACATCTTGCTTGGGACCAAGTACCTTATTGTCTTTTAGGAGACGATATAGTAATTGGTCACAAGGAAGTTGCTGAGCTATACCTTATGAAGATTAAGTTTCTTGGAGTAGATGTAAGTCCACTCAAGACCCATAAATCTTCATCCTTCCTAGAGTTCGCAAAGCGAATGTTCTATGAAGGAGTAGAGATAAGCCCATTTCCTATTTCAGGCCTCAAAGAAGTAGAGAAGAGTAGTATACTACTCTGTCAATACTTCAATGAATCCTCGATTAAGGGATGGGTTTATTTCGATGGTAGCCCGTCATTGGTGGATATCTACTATAGCACTATTAAGAAACTTCCGTCCCGTTTGAGACGTAAGTTTGTTAATAATGCTTTCCTCGGAGATCGTATGATTAAAGTCATACGTGGATCCTTACCGGCTACTGATGCCTTCGCAGACATCATTAGGCAGTTCGGCCTCCAAACTGAAGTACCATCATTTGAAGAATGCGAAAGCATTCTCCTAACTTGTGTACTTCGGCTATTTCTGAGGGGATTACCCCGTGGTGATGAAAGATCAGGTTATCCTCTAGGTAAACTAGCGGAAGACCTGCTTATCTTTCTCACAACGGAGGATCCAGTAGAATCCATTTCGAGTCTCAAGATGTTAGCTATATATGCTCTTCCCCATTTGAACGTTTACGGTCAAATAGAGGAGATCTATACTAGCTTCCATAAGAAGCTTCGAGATGCAACGCCGTGGAGTGGTGAAGACCACTCTGAGATCTTTAAGACCTTGGCGTTACCGATGGATGATCGTGTCTTCGTAAGAAGACACAGTCATCTCATCCTCAATGCCTCCCACTCCTTAGGGAGAGAGATTCTTAAAGAGTTGACTAAATATCAACCTTTTAAGTATCCATTCCCCGATAGGGTGTAGTTGAGACTCTAGGAAACCTGATTTGACAGATCAGGTGCCTAGGGACGCT